CAGGAGTCCCTGTAGAGAACGATAACCTATCACCCACTACCAAGGTATTCTCCTTCGTTAAGAAGGCTCCAGAGGGCGCTGTGATCGCTGGAGACCAGACAGGACTAGAGCAGCTTGAGTTGTGGACTATGTATCAGGAGCACTGGTGTGAGCATAAGCCGTCTATTACAGTCTACTATCGAGACGATGAGTACCTTGCTATTGGTAACTGGTTATATAATAATTTCGATAGTGTTAGTGGTGTTAGCTTTTTGCCTTACTCTGATCATACCTATGAGCAAGCACCATATGAGTCAATTACGGAAGAGCAGTACAACGAACTAGTGAAGGCAATACCCGAAGCAGTTAATTGGGATTTGAATGAAGCTAGTGACGTTACTGAGGGTTCACAGGAACTCGCATGTGTAGGAGGAGCCTGTGAATTATGACGAAGTGGCATGGAGGAAAGGGATCCAATCCCAGGCCTGTAGACAAGGAAGCCTACAGTACAAACTGGGATAGGATATTTAATAATAAAAACAATAAAGATAATAAAGAGGAAGAGAATAAAAATAAGAATAAAATTAAGGGGCCTTGAGCCCCTTTTGTTTATGCCACTTTAACTTGGCCGTAAGCCTTAAACAACTTATCATAGAGAGTAGGGTTTTTAGCCTGTAACTCTTCAGCTTTCCCTGCTCTACTTAAGGAATCAAAAGCCCTAGCACGGTTTTCAACCGAACTTGTCTTTAGATAGTTTTCTTGCTCAGGGCTTACTACTCTTTCCGGAGATACCCCAAGAATAGCCGGTCCGTCCAGTAGTTCAGAGGCCCACAAAGCTATACCGCGAGCAAACTCTTCCGTATTGGTGTTTCTCTTGGGAAGCAACTCGCGTAGCCTAGCGGCTGATTTATTTGGATCTAAAATAAACTTAAGAAACTTTTCGTTATTGTTTCTGTTTAACAGTTCATAAATAGTCCAGGAACCGGCCACTGTTGGGTCTGCCCTTCTAGCAAGAACATCATCCCCTGATGCCAAAGCTGATGTCAAGGTTTTTTCCATTTTTACCACAGCCGGTAATAACCTTTCAATCAGTGCAAACTTTTCCATAGCTTGTGCGCGGTCTTTAGGATCAGAAATAGACTCAAGACCAAACATAAGTTTTTCCCGTATTTTTTTGTTCTTTATACCGGAAACAAAAGATTCAGCAGAATTTCTAAAAGGAACTGTCTCGTTGTACCCGTCCCTAATCAAAGCCTCTGAAACTTCTTGGGCAGTCTTTTGTCTCTGAGATAGTTTCAAGGCCTCATCAAAAGTACTTGAATTCTTTCGACCGATGTCGTCAAGTCGTGACTTAAGCATTATCAAAGGTCGTGCATCTTCCGGACTTAAATTATCTATTCTGTTTTGTAACTCTTTTCTCAAGTAGTTAATACGACCTATTGAGTTAGGCTGATAGCCCCCGTATGCAGCAGCCTTGGTAGGGTCATTTGCTACTTCAGACATTAAATCCTTCATTATGCGACTTCCTTTCAGAAGAGCATAAAAAGGTTCTTTGGGGATAACGTCAGTAGCCGCTGTCTCGAACATACGTCCTACCAAAGCACCACCGTCAGCCGGAGGGTATATTGTGTTTAACAAATCATCAATAATACCATCCATGTTAGTAGCATTGGAGCCAATTACATCAGCAAGCTGTCTGTCAACCGAAGTAGTTACTGTTGCTGCTCTTCTTTCGGCGGCAGCCAAAGCAGGATCTCCAGTAGCGGCCCCAGGTGTCAACACAACTCCCTGCTTCTGGGCTTCCTCAATAAGCCGTGCGCCTTCCTGACGTACTTCAGGAGACGGAGCAATATCAGGACCAACAGCCTCTATCTCTCCCCTACGTCCTCTTACAGTAGCTGCGCCTCTACCTAAAGCGGCACCGCCCATGAGGAACAAAGGACCTATAGTAGTTCCCATGATGCCGTTTATCATTCTAGTTGAACTGGTAGCAAAGGCTTGATCAGGGTTTTCAACAAACGTAGTCATACCACCAGCGCCGCCGATAGCAGCAGTGCGTTTCAATGCAGGTATTAATGTCAAGTTTCTGGTTGCCATAATCTCAGCAACAATAGGTATTGACGAAGCCAGAGTGTCTCGAATTAATGCCTGACCTAACGACATATCCCCAGATTTCTCCATTGAAAGGACTTTGTTCGTGAAGTCTTTAGTTGCTCCTTTGTCCACCAGATCAGCAGCCTCAGCAACGGAAAGAACAGCCTGTGCAATCCCAGCTACAGATCTAATACCTCCTGACTTTATGGCATCAGTATAGGAAATGTTGTTAGTTTTTTCTACTTCTTTGCTTTCAAAATTATCAAGGTCTTGAAATAAAGACTGTACTTCTTCTTCTGAAGCTACTTTAGGCTTCTCTTCTGTAGCACCGGAAGTTAAAGCAATCTCCTGCTCAGACAAAGGCGCAGAAAAAAGTTGCTCTAAAAAGAGATCATCATTTTCCATTATAAACCTCCAGATAAGCTGAATCGTCTGCCTTAAGGAAACGCTTTATAGTTATATAAGGGTCTTTTCCGTTTTTCTTTCCTTCCCTTATTATGTCTGTATATGAGTACCTCACAGGCTTATTGTCAACTATTCTTACTAAAGATATGTCGTTTAGTCTGTTTTCTTTATAAGCATTCCAGACTTGTTGATAATTATCAGGTCTCATTTCTAAGATAGGAAACTGACTAGAGAATTTATTCCAGTTATTTTCAAAATTGTTAATATCTGATAGTTTAGTACCGTCTTTCTCTGCTAACCCAGCACGTAAATTTCTATATTCAGCCGCTTTAACCAAACTTAGTTTAGCTGTCCTGTCCATAAATTTTAGAATTTCTTTATAACCGTCAGCAGTTTGTACTAAACTAGGCACAGAAGCAATGAACGTTTCAAATTCTCTGTTTGAAATAGCACCTTTAGTTGCTGCTAGACGCGCCTTTACAAACTCTTGAGTCAATACGTTGGCTTTTGCTACCGATGTTGTGGCGTCATTCATATCTCTGTATATAGGATCGGATTCGGATACCCCAAGAATATTCATAAAGGCCAAACCTGCCCGTCTTACAGTATCTGTTCCTGTTGCGAAAATACCGGTAAGCGCCTGTTCTCCTCCTCGTTCTAGGTTGTCGTAGGCTTCCTGAACAAGTCTTATATTATTTATGGCCTCGCCTTCAGCTTGTATCTTTTCACCAACATCAGTAAGAATTTGTTCAGCAGCTGTCGCAGCTATCTTATCTTCCCCTGCAACTGACACAGATACGCTTGGTTCTTTAACCCGAGTTAGTCCTACCAAATCCGTTTCGGTTACAACTTTATTTGAACCTGCCTCAATGACAGTCCCACGGCTACCTGAAATTGTTTTTAAAACAACGTTTCCGGAAGCATCTTTCCATAGAGCCGGAGGGGAAGTACTGAAAGTTTCCTGTGGTGGTTCTTTAGGCAATTCAGCAAGTACTCTACCACCTAGCATACGTTGTTCACCAGGCTTCAATGTGTAGGCTTCACCGACACGGTTTTTATACCGTTGTGCAATTTCTTCAGGAGGCAGCCCAGCTTGAGCACCTAAGACAAAGAACTTCCTTCGTCCGTCCTCGGTAACTAAATCAGGGATCTTTTGTACTGCCTCATTAAATACAGAAAGCTTAGCTTTTTGTGTAGCTATTTTAGAAGCATTTACAGCTTCCTGTGATAGCGAATTAGCTAACTCCTGTTGTCCTGCCTTAGATGCTTTTTCCGATACTGCTTTTAAAAGATCAGGGTCTCCTGCCATACGAGCAGCAGTTATTTCTTGCTGTAGCCCCTGCATTAACTCTTGCTGACGCATACGCCCAGGAGCAGCAGCAGCCTGTTGGCCAACAGTGAACAAACCCTCGCCATACGAAGGCCTTGTTAAAGCGGCTAAAAAAGATTCACCAAAACGTGCCATTTTATTCTCCTACTTAGCTAGACCAAGGCCACTGAATATTAGGTATTTCTTTCAATATGTCAGTAAAGACGCTTCCACCACCTTGAGAATAAGGAGTAAAGAATCCTGACAGCAGTCCAGTACCAAGCCTTCCGTACAAGTCCGATTGCCCTAGGCCCGAACTTAGCAGAGCCTGTAGTCCACTCATCATGCCCTCACCGTACTGACCCGCTCCGTACAACTGGCTTTGACGTGCTTGTTCTGCTGTAGTTAAGCCTGGCTGTATAGCATTCAAAAGCTGTGCTTGAGGAACATAGCTTGACGCTAAGAATCCTTGCCCAAGATTCGCTTGTTGCATTTGCTCTGCCTGTGCTTGCTGTATAGCAGACAAAGCAGCTTCATTACGTGCTTGTTCCTGTGCCGTTGCTAATGCAAGTTGCTCAGGAGTTCCTCCAAACTGGGATGTACGAACACCTAGGCGCCCCTGTGACGCAAGACGTTGCTCTAGGCCCAAACGTTGACGTTCTTCCTCAGGGGTCTGTACGGCGCGTATACGCTCATATACATCGGATACTCTTTGTCCCTGAGGTTGCATAGCCTGTTGATAAAACTGCCCAGCACCGCCAAACAACTGTTGCTGCAATGCTTGTTCCTGAGGGGACGTTGCAAGTTGATACTGTCCCTCCGGACCGGCCATGAATTGACCACCAGTGCTGCTAGTAACAGTGAATGGCTTAAATCTAGCCATCTCCTGTGTTTGTCTAGCGATGTCACCAGATTCTCTATAGGCTTTCTGGCCTATGTTTCCTAGGTCTTCATAAGCACTCTTAGTTAGCAAGCCTCCGAACAACCCAGGGAGTGCTTGGCCTATTAAATCAAAAATACCCGCCATTAGTAGGTTCCCCCGTCAATAGTCCCTGTAGACAAAGTACCTGTAAAGGTTAACGCAGGGATAGTTACCGTTCCTGTGAACGTAGGACTGGCTAGATCAGCCTTAGTCGCTATTGCTGTTGAAATTGCATCAAACTCCGCTTCGAACTCGCTGCCACGAATAATCTTGGCTGAGTCGCCGGAAGGCAGGGAGTCTTTAGCCTCAAAGTCCGTTGTTTTAGAATAATTACTCATAGCAGTTTACCCATTAAAGCCATAACATTAATTTCTTGTAAAGATAAAGGAAACGCATTTATATCGGATTCCAAGCCTACTACAACACTGGTTCCGTACCCCGTTGTATTTATTGAACGTTGGTTTGTTAACTGACCGCCAGTAAACTCACCAATATTAAACTCACCCTCACCAAAGTAAGCTGGGTTTTGATTACCTACCGTAAACTCTTGAGTTTTATAGGAGGTATCAAAATTGTAAGCCCACTTTAAAAACACTGTAGCACTGTTAGCACCCACCAAGGTCGGCTTAAGTTTCTTAAGGATTTTAACCCTGGAAGAATCACCAAAAGTAAGGCTCGGGCTGTAGTATTTAAAACGATACGATGTTCCGTTATCGGAATAACCACCGTATGTACATATTCCGTCCTTAGTCCCTACCAATAACGTACCGTCCGCTTTTCTTTCGTAAGCACTAAACTGAGAGGAAGGCCAACGAGTAACTCGATAAGACCCGTCTTCTAGGGTTCCTCTCACGTCAAAACAGTAAGTTGTTTTCTGATTTGCAAACGTCAGTAAATAAAAACTTTCTTCAGGGCTGTATACTGTTCTAAAGAAACCTGTTTCATTCCTAAGGAGACTAATTATGTCCTTAGTTATTGTTTTGCTTAAACTCGTGATCGGCATTGATTTCTCTTGGACAACACGAGCAAATGACCTAAGGCCGGTTTGAGAGAGAAATAAAACATCGGTGCCTGTGTACTGTATCGTATCTCTGTTTACACAGCCAACGCCAGAGATTGTATCCGATAATTGCATTGTTGACGGATCTTCAGCACCTTGGTACACAACGATGCTGTGTTTACCAAAAATAATTAGAAGGCTGTTGTGTGCGGCCAACGCAACGATCTCATCATACCCGTCCGGCCATACTTTTGAAATATCAATAGAGCCTGACGTACCTCCAGACCAAGCATGGCCAATCAGTAAGTCTGACCAATAAATAGTGCTTTTGTCTGCGCCAAAGTCAGCAGTCCATAGACGACCATAGGCCGCTAAAACCTCATTCCCGTATATAGACCCAGACACACCGGAGGCCCCAGGTACGCTTGACATCTTTGTGACAGCACCTAAAGAATTGTTGTATACCAGCGGTTCATAGCTTCTCTGGAAGAAGTATATATTTTCATTAAATACAACCATCTTCCAGTTGTCGGTGGTAATGGAATAGGAAGCCGGAGTTTCATCAACAAGGGTTGTTGTACCGCTTAAAATTTTATTATTACCTACTGAGAATATTTTGGTATTAGCGTTACTATCTCTAAATTCTTTGATGCCGCGTATGTAGTTGTCACCTAATTCCGTTTTAGTTTCTGTAATAGCCTCATAACCTTTACGTGCAGCAATACGTCCTCTTTTATCAATAACAGCGTTATCCGCTATCTCAGCAAATGAAGGGTCCTGCGCCAACGGGGAGTCTTCAGTATTGATCCCTTTAAACGCAGGTGCTACTAAATTGATGCTTTTAAGTTCTTGAGCCATATTAGGAGTACCAAATTACTTCCTCTGGATGCTTTTGTGCATCGAGAGCAATAGCGTCAGATAAATACTTATCGGCAATACCAAAGTATTCTGGAGCGGAAGTACCGCCTGTTTCTCCACGTTCCCTGGCCAACATAGCAATAGCCAAATGAATCACAGGTTGTGCAGGAATAAATAACTCATCACTGTCTGCGCTCAAATCGTCATTACGAAGGATGCAATTAAAACGAAGATTGTAAACACCGTCTGGTTTTGGATACACGTCAATTTGAGTATCACCGTTCGAGTCAGTGCCGTTAAAAGTGTAGTACAAAGGAGGACCTGCAATAGGGTCTTCGTTTAAGTACTTATCATTAAACCAGTGCGAGGTATTGTACGACATAAAGTAATTAGACGTATCGTTTACAACGTCCAGTACTTTCATTCTATTTTGACTGCCAGTTAGGACGTAGTTAAATGTACCTGCGGTAGTTGTTACGGTAAGGGTTGTTCGTAAGCCAGACCAATCCCAAGAATCCTCTACCATCCTCTTAGCGTCATTAACAAAATCACCAACCATTTTACTATAAGTAGATGATTGTACGCTAGTGACTTCTTCCTCTCGAAGTCTACGGAGTACATTATTTACGATGTTTAAATATGTCATTGATTGTCTCCAAAGAAAAGACTTCGACTAATCAAGTCGTTTAGTTCCTGCATATAATCTCTTTGTGGTATCTGTACACCAACGATAGGAGGTGCTTGGTAAGTAAATCCTCTTTGTGGTATAGGATCATAAGAGGTCGTTGGTTTTCCTCCTAACATACCTCCTCCAGCTAAAGATGTCCCGTCCCCAGAGCCGTCACCTGTTCCATCACCAGTCCCGTCCCCTGTTCCTGTGCCTGTTCCTCCACCATTTCCGGTGTCTTTGTCTTGAGTTTCAGTAGTTTCTTTTTCATTTACTTCTTCGGAATCCTTAATGGACTCGGCTTCCTTGTCAGTAACTTCGGTTGCTTCTTTATCAGTAGCCTCAGTAGTGTCTTTAGTTTGCTGTTCCTCTTTTGTTAAGTCTTCCTCAGCATCCTTAGAATCTACTTCTTCAGTTTCTTTTTGATTAGCTTCAGCAGTTTCTTTCTCAGCCGCCTCTGCATTTTCTTTTTCTGTGGCCTCTGCTGATTCCTTTTCAGAAACCTCAGCAGCTTCCTTTTCAGAAGCCTCGGCAGCGTCTTTGTCTGCTTGTTCCGTTTCTTTATTTGAAACTTCAGCCTCTTCTTTCTTTGCTACTTCCGCTTCTTCTTTTTGTTTAGATTCGGCAGCATCTTTTTCTTTAGTTTCAGCCACGTCTTTTTCATTAGCTTCTGCGGTATCTTTTTCTTTCTGCTCTGCCGCAGCATCTTTATTTTCCTGCTCAGCTTTAGCATCCTCTTCCTTCTTGGCTACCTCAGCTTCTTTATTAGCGTTTTCTTCCGCTTCTTCCTTTCCTTCCGTCTCAGCTTCCTTGTCAGCAGCTTCCTCAGCATCTTTAGCTTCTTTTTCAGCAGTAGCGTCTTTTTCTCGCTGCTCTGTTGCTTCTTTGTCGGCTGCCTCAGCGTCAGTTTCTTTTTTAGCTACTTCCGCTTCTTCTTTTTCTGCGCTTTCCGCTGCGTCTTTTTCTTTTGTTTCTGCTTTATCTTTTTCAGCTGCTTCAGCGGCTTCTTTATCTGCATTCTCTTCGGCTTCTTTTTTATCGGCCTCAGCTTGTTCCTTATCAGTTGCTTCCGCAGCATCCTTATCCTGCTGTTCTTCTTCCTTAGCAGTTCTTTCAGCAGCGTCCTTTGCTGCTTCAGCTACTTCCTTTTCGGAAGTTTCTTCGGCTTCTTTTTCAGCAGTTTCGGCAGCTTCTTTCTCAGTAGCCTCAGCTTCTTTCTCAGTAGCCTCAGCAGCGTCCTTACGTTCTTGCTCAGCAGTTCCAGTATCGTACCCCCCTGTTTCATCAGGAAGTTCTTTTTCAGGGGCTGTCTGTACTGGCTTAGTTCCTTTTTGTCCTACAACAACAGTTGACTCTTTTTTAAGAGTTTCGGCAGCGTCCTTTTCTAACTGTTCAGCTGTTGTATCTTCAGTAGTATCCTTAAAAGGATCTTCATCTATGTCGCCAGTATCATAAGGAACACCGTCAAGTATTTCGTCAGTTGGATCGGCTTCGAAAGTTTCTCCGGTGGTGTTGTCCAGAACTACACGAGTGCCGTCAGCAAGAATGTCTATAACTGTATAACGAGTGCCTCTGTCTACTCCGTCTTCTTTCTCAGTTCTTTCAGCCTCTACAGCATCTTCTATTCCCTGGTCCTTTACGTTTTCCGCTTTTTCAAAGTCACCTTCTTTAATAGCGTTTTCGTAATCGTCAACCCAAGGGGCACGTCCGTTTTCTTTCTGTGTTTCTTCAGCTTGCGTTTCTTTGTTTGTTAGTTCTGTTTCTTTTCCGGCCGTTTCTTCAGCGTCTTTAGCTACTTCGGCATCCTTAGCTACTTCAGCGTCTTTAGCTAATTCAGCATCCTTAGCTGCCTCAGCATCCTTAGCTGCCTCAGCATCCTTAGCTGCCTCAGCATCCTTAGCTGCCTCGGCATCCTTAGCGTTTTCTGCGTCCTTTGCTACTTCGGCATCCTTGGCTAATTCAGCGTCTTTACTGTTTTCAGCATCCTTG